ATTGAGCTTAAAATGGTGATAGATGATTGATCTACCTTTCCTGTTTCATCAATATAAAATTCTATTACTACACGTCCCTCTATCCCAGCCGATTTACAAATATCAGGATATCGTGGGTTTAAGGGTTTTTTAGGAGTTGGAGGCCTATCATATGCTACAAATTTTCTTGAGGAACTTTTTTTCTTTGATGACGATTTATTTAAAGAATTTTGTTCAGAAAAAGAGTCTTCTAATTTATCAATCTTATTATCTAATTTTTTATTTTTTATTTTTTGAGCAGATTGAAAAGTAAAAAATCTATCCTGTAAATCCCTAACATCACTTGTATTTATAGAGTCTCGCTCAAACATAATTTGCCTGTAAAAAGCTAATTCAGATTCCAAACCTTCAATTTTTAAATTTGTATTTTTCTTAAATAAGTTAGCTCTATTTTTAATTTTTATAGTTGAATCTTGAATATCATATAATAATTGTCTAATATCAGAAATTTTCAAAATTAATAAATTATATTGAGAAAAAAGAGAATCATATTTAGTATTAATAGAATCATACTTAGCATAAATATCTTGCCTTTTAACAATATGACCTTTGTTAACTACCCCTTTTGGTTCTGGAGGCGGATATAAAGTTCCCAACGAAAAATGGAGACTGATTATAATAGTTAAAATTATATATTTCATAAATTTTTCCTTTTTAAAAATTAACTTTATACTAAGATAAAATTATATCTATTAAAATAATAACATCAAGAATGTTAATCATTCCATCCTCATTCATATCAGCACCTTCTAATTCTACAGTTGCTGGACTTAATATATGATTAACTAAAATAATCACATCCAAAATATTAATACTTGAATCATTATTAAAATCACCAGATTCAATCATAGAGACACAAGTTCCACCACCACAATCTTCAGTACAATACCATGAGCCATAAAAATTATAACTATCATCACAAAAACATGATGAAGCTACACAATCATCAGGAAGAACAACACACTCATACCCTTCTTGACAGCCTGTTTGAAAACAGCCCGCTGGACTTTCTTCAGCACAGTAAGCTGTTTCACAAATATTACCATTACATACAGTCTGAGGTAAAAACATACAATCACATACACCACTCATACAATCCTCTTCAAGCCAAAGTTCTACAAGCCCATCAACTGCTTCATCTGCATAAGTATCTTGATTAACTGCGTAATGACATCCACCTAAACCTACATCACAATCTCCCCAAACAGCCATGCAATCATTATCAAATTCACAGCTAGCATAATCACCACTATGAAATTGATCGTAATCATACTGTATATCCTCACATATATCTACTCCCATACCACATACATCTTCACACTCTTCTATACTTTCAAAAAATGCATCTGAATAATCAATACCATCAAGAGCCCAATCACATCCAGACATATATTGGCAAGAGCCATCAACATATCCTACACCTAAATACATATCACACCATCCAAAAAATAATCCAGATAAATCAATACAATCATCATTTAAATAACAATCAACTAAATTGCCCCCTAAATCATAAAAATCAGCATGACATGAACCGCAATAATTTGCTACACAATCAACAGGAGTATTCAATTGGCACTCATCAGCTACTTCACATGGATCAACCCAACAATCTACAGGATATTGACATTGATCAGATAGTTTAATAGAATCAATCTCATAAGCACTACACTCAATACATTCTATTTCTTCACCTAATTCAACCTCAACAAAACGATTTAAATACAAATATACATCTATATTCAAATTATCTATATTAACATTAATTGAACCAAAACCAGGATCAATTTCAGTCTCAATATAATACTGAGCACACTCATCCATACAAAATGACATATCCGTCTGTTTTAAATAACCAAAAAAAGAGGTTCCATATATTGAGGAAAGTGTCATAATAAATAATAAAAATCTCATAAATGCTAGTATCCTTTAATTAATGCTTAATATAATATAATCTAATTTTTGACTTTTTAATCCCAATTTTTTCTTAATTCTATACCGATGCTGTTGCACACCCCTTAAACCTATAGATAACAAACCAGCAATTTCATAATTATCAAAACCAATTTTAATAAATGAGCAAATCTTAAGCTCAGTGTGAGTTAAAATTTGATTGCTTTTATGGTTTAATTTTATTCTAAAATCCTTATTTATTCTTTCAAAAGCATTTAAATAATCTTTCCAATGATCTGATGATTTTATTTTTGATTTTATATCTGCAATTAATTTATTTCGATCAAAACTATTATGATTAAGACCATCAATTAGTTTGTGTAAAAAATCTATGTTCTCTGCATCTATAAGTGCACTAGAAACCACAGAATTTTCTGACAAATTTATACTTTCTAAATATTGAAGATTTTCTTTTTCTTTTTTTATTTGATCTAATTCTAAAGATAAACTATCAATTATACGTTTTTTATTATGCTGGTAAATTTTATCTTTTTCAGAGCTATCTTTTTTAATTTGATTAACATATTTTTTATAAAATGATAGACTCTCTTTTATTTGATTTTTCTTTTCATATATATCAGATAAATATCTTAATATTTCATAATTAGAATGAAGCTTATCATATTCAAGGCATACATCATATGACTCTTTAAAAAATATAAGAGCTTTATCAATATCTTTTTCCTTATAATAAACCTTAGCCAAATATGAGAGTGCGCTAGGTAAATTTTCAATCATATTATTATTTTTAACCATATCTAGATGAAGTTTGAAATATTTTTTTGCTAAAGAATATTTTTTAGACTTTAAATAACAAATACCAAGATGACCTAATGCTGTTTTTTTATAATTAACATCATCTATCTTAGTAATAGCTTTTAAGATTTTATTATAATCCTTAATAGCGCTATCATAATCTTTGTAATTTAGTTTCATATCAGCAGCGCTCACTCTACAAGGGATAATAATTAAAGGATTTTTAGTTTTTTTTGATTCATTTAAAGCTTTATTATAGTAAGATTCAGCCCTCCTGTATTGATTTAATTTAGAATAAACATGACCTAAGCCTAAATTAATTCTTATAAAGGGGATTAAGTCTTCTTTACATTTTTTTAAAGATTCTACTCCTTTTTCAAAATATAAAAGAGCTTTCTTAAATAAACCTAATTCTAAATAAATATAACCTAAATTTGCGTAAGAACTTATCTCACCATTTATAGCTAATGGTTCATTTTTAATTTTCTTCCAAATTTTTAGTGCATCAAGATCATTTTTAATAGCCTCATTATTAAATCCTAATACGGAATAAACTCTTGATGAAAGGTTTAAATTATGAGCAATTGAAAAATTACATCTCTTCTGTTTAGAAATTTTGATTAACTCTAAATGACATTTTAACCTAGTATTATGATTAATCTTAGGATTTTCAAAAATAAATACACTTAAAGGATAAATAGCATCTTTAGAGTTTTTATTTTCATTAAAATTATCAATATCTTTCTTTCCTATTGAAATCTTATCATTTTTTAATATTTGAATTAAATTTTTAATCATAAATGTGAATTATTGTCGTAAAAAAAAATACTAATTAATTTATTATAATAAAATATCTAAAACTAGTTTTTTTTAAAAATTGGAGATATAATGAGAATTTTAATTTTTATATGTTTATTTGGGTTTGTTTTATCTCAATGTGATGACCCTAATCAAACAGAATATTTAATAGATTGTGGTGGTGGATCATTTCAACAGGAGATGTCATGGAACCTTGATCCTTCTGATATAAATGGAGGAGCTCCATATACTGAATATATATGTTTATATGATGATGAATATGAACTAAGAATGTTTGATTCATGGGGTGATGGATGGAATGGGAATATATGGTCTTTATACAAGGGAGATTTTGATGGAGACTTGATTGCTCAGTGCACTCTAGAGACTGGGACATCTGGACAATGCTTTTTTGATTTAGGAACTCCTCTTCCACCTGAATCCTGTGAAGAATCTAACCAAACTGAATGCGAAAATGATGATACTTGCGATTGGGTTAATAATACAATAATTGGTTCATGTTCCGGCTTATCGTCACAAGAGTGCTATACCATACCTGAGTGTAACTGGGCGTGTAGTCAATGGGGCTCATGGTATTCATGGATATGTTATGGAACCTATTACTGTGCCGGAGGAAATTATCAAATAGATAATAGTTACTGCGAAGATATAGATTTTATGCAAGGTGATTTAAATGGTGATTTTATTCACAATATTTTAGATATCTTGGCTATGATTGATTTAATTACAAATAATATTAATAATGATTTAGCTGATATGAATGAAGATGGAATCATTGATATTTTAGATGTTATAGTGCTTATAAATATAATTTTAGGAGAATAAAACTAATAGAATGGGTTATACAACAAAACAATCAATGTAATAATGACATTAAACTTATAAAAAATTACATCGTTTAGTTAACTTAGTTTGTATAATCCATTCTATTATAAAAGGGAGATTTTAATGAGATATTTGATACTTACTTTATTATTAAGCTTTAGCTTTTCTGAATGTGATCAATTTAATCAATTACAATGTAATTCAAATACAGATTGTGAATGGATTGAAGATATTGATTATGGGTCGTGTGGAAGTTTAGGTGCAGGAGAATGTAATAGTACTCCAGGATGTAATTGGGAATGTGGATTTTCACATGGGAGCTGCTACTGGTGTTGTTGGTATGAATGCAATGGTGGAAGCTATGAAATTGATAATAGCTATTGTCAGGAAAACCCCAATCCTCCAGCCTGTTCTGAAATGAGTCAAACACAATGTAATAATAATAGTGATTGTCAGTGGACAGAAGATACAGCAATAGGTGATTGTGATGATATTAATAATGGTTCTGATTGCTATGCAATTGATGAATGTACATGGTATAGCAGTGGTAATTATGGATATGGATTTGATGGTTGTTATGGAGGTTCATATGAAATAGATAGCAGTTATTGTGAAGAATATGATTTTATACAAGGCGACTTAAATGGTGACCTTACACTTAATATCTTAGATGTATTACTTATCATCGATATCATTTTAAATCAAGAATCCAGTGATTTAGCAGATGTAAATGGGGATGGTATAGTTAATATCCTTGATGTTATTGAATTAGTAGAGCTAATTATAAATACATAGGAGATTTTAATGAGATATTTGATACTTACCTTATTATTAAGCTTTAGTTTTTCTGAATGTGATGAATTAACTGAAATACAATGTACCTCAAATGCAGATTGCGAATGGTTTGAAGATATTGAGATAGGGAATTGCAGTGTATTTGATAATTCTGAAATTGCATGCATAAGTTATTCAGGTGAATGTTATTGGGATGAAGATATTACATATACTTCTTGCGACTATCCAAATTCTGGTATATGCAATAGTTATGAAGGATGTTATTGGGATTGTAATTATGGTTATTGTGATTGCAATGGTCAACAGCAAACTGTTGATACTGAGTGTACAGGACAATATGAAATAGAAGATAATAGTTATTGCCAAGAAAACTCTAATCCATCACCTACATGCTCTGAAATGAATGTATTACAATGTAATTCAAATCCAGAATGTGAATGGGTTGAAGATATTGATTTTGGAAACTGCGGATCAATAGGAAACCCTAATACATGTGAAGATGTAGGATGTGATTGGGGATGTGGATTTTATCATGGTAGTTGCGCTGGATGCTGTTACTATGAATGCGATGGCGGTAGCTATCAGATAGATAACAGTTATTGCCAAGAAACTTGTAGCGCACTAACCTGTTATGATATGAATGCAGCACAATGTGGAACAAATGAAAACTGTCAATGGATTGAAGAAGAATGGTTTGATTGTGATGATTTTAGTTCCAGCTCCGGAGAATGTAATCAATATTCAGAATATGGATGTCATTGGGATTGCTCTGATTATGGTTGGTATTGTGATTGTGATGGACCTGAATTTCAAATAAATGAGGCTCATTGTGAACCAAACAATCCAAATGAATGCTCTCAATTAAATGAGGATTACTGTAATCATATTGAATATGGAGAAGGTTGCAACTGGACAGAAGAAGTAGAATGGGGATTATGTGAAGATATAAATCCTGTATGGCAAAATGGTGGTCATTCTTGCGATGATGATACCAGTAATTTAGATAATTGTTATGTTGATACTTGTATTGATGAAAATGGTCAATCAAGCATTTGTTGCAATGGTGAAAACTATGCGATTTGTGATGCTAGCTATTGTGAAGAATCTGATTATATACAAGGCGACTTAAATGGTGACCTTACACTTAATATCTTAGATGTATTACTTATCATTGATATTATTTTAAATCAAGAATCCAGTGATTTAGCGGATATAAATGGTGATGGAATAGTCAACATTCTTGATGTTATTGAATTAGTAGAACTAATTATAAATACATAGGAGATTTTAATGAGATATTTGATACTTACCTTATTATTAAGCTTTAGTTTTTCTGAATG